AGGTTTTATATCCGCAGGCGAAATATACCCTAAAGGGGTACAGGACCCCCGTGAGAGGGTTTAAAAACAGGAGCATTTAAAGGAAGCGTAATTTTTCAAGCTCCTCCGGGAGGGTTTAAAAACCGGTACCGGAAGGGATACAAAAATGGTCGTAATCGGCCACGGAGCATATGAAGAAAAAAACCTGGAAAGCGAGAATAAAAAAATCATGCACACAGGCCGGAACATACCGGCCATACTTTGACAACATCATTGACGAGCTCGCTGGTATGCTCGAACGAAGGGATGCAGCTCTTGAGAACTTTGAAAAAACCGGATCACAGGTTCTGGTGGAGCATACGAACAAGAACGGATCCACGAACCTTGAGCAGAATCCGGCGCTCCGCCTGGTCAATGATCTGAATCGGGATGCGCTGGGATACTGGCGCGACCTCGGACTGACACCGGCAGGCCTCAAGCGACTGAACGAGAATCTGCTGAAGCCCGAAGAGAAGAAGAGCTTCGCCGATGCCTTGAGTGACCTTGGGATATGAAAGCAAAGCACTATGCAGAAAGAGCGATTGAATATGCGCAAAAAGTAAAGAGCGGCAAAATCATCATCGGAGACGATGCGGTTAATGCCTGTAAGCGCTTCCTCAAGGATCTAAAGCGTAAGGATCTGGAATTCAGGACAACTCAAGCAGACGCAGCGGCATCAATCATGGAAGGCATGTTTGTCCACAGGAAGGGAGAGGCCCTTGACGGCACTCCGCTCCTGGGAAAACCCTTCACCCTTGATGACTGGGAGATCTTCTGCATATACAATCTCCTGGGCTTCTGGATAAAGGGCACCGAAGAGAGAAGATACAAAGAAGGCCTGATTATGACGGGCCGAAAAAACGGGAAGACAAGCTTCATTGCCAGCTTCAGTTTTGCAGTGGCCATCATCCAGCGTCACTCCGGATCAACGATCTATGTAGTAGCGGCAGCACTTAAACAGTCGATGGAGAGCTTCCAGTTCATCATCTTCTCGTTAAAGTACAAGGGAATCATTGATGACTTTCAGGTAAAGGATAATTCCTTTGAGCATAGTATCAAATATACGTTTTACAAAAATGGAGTTCCGGACGGAGAAATAGAGATCCAGATCATGGCATCGAATCCGGACGCACAGGACTCCTTCAACTGCAACTTCGCGATCGCCGACGAAGTGGCGGCCTATAAGAAGGCCTCGCAGTACAACCGCTTCAAAGAAGCACAGGCGGCATACACGAACCGGCTGATGATTGGGATCACTACAGCCGGCGACAACATGAACAGCTTCGGCTATGGGCGCATGGAGTACGCATGCAAGGTGGCAAAGGGTACAGTCAAGGATGACACCTTTTTCTCCTTCGTCTGCCGAGCAGATCAGACTGACAAGGGATATGTTGATTATACAAATCCGATTCAGCACCAGAAGGCAAATCCTTCTTACGGGGTCACGATCCGCCCGAAAGACATTTTGAACGACTCGCTCCAGGCTCAGAATGATCCACGACAGCGCAAGGACTTCCTGTCACGTAGACTGAACATCTACACGGCAGCGGTCAAAGCATGGTTCGACATAGACGAATTCAGAGCATCAGACAGCAAGTACAAGTGGACCCTGGAAGAGCTTTCAAAACTCGGGATCAACTGGTATGGCGGCGCGGATCTGTCGAGGATGTACGATCTGACGGCAGCGGCGCTCTATGGCAGCTATGAGGGAGTGGACATAGCGATCACACATGCCTTTTTCCCGATCACCCAGGCAGCGGCCAAGGCCGAGGAGGACAACATTCCTTTGTTCGGCTGGCAGGATGACGGATGGCTCACCATGAGCAACAGCCCGACGGTGAACATCGGCGATATCGTCAACTGGTTCATTTTGATGCGGAATATGGGCTTCAAGATTAAGGCCGTAGGCCATGATCGGAAGTTCGCCGGAGAAGAGTACTTCCCGGCCATGATGAAAGCCGGATTCTACATCGAGGATCAGCCCCAGTATTACTACCTCAAGAGCCAGGGCTTCAGGCACATCGAGCGACAGGTGAAGGACGGCAAATTCTACTACCTGCACTCTGATGCCTATGAATATTGTGTGAGCAACGTGGCAGCGGTCGAAAAGACGGACGACGCGGTGAAATATGAAAAGATACAACCGGAACAGAGGATCGACTTATTCGATGCCTCTGTTTTTGCGTGTATCAAATTTTTGAATCAGGCAGAGAAAGACAAACAGAATGCCGGATGGTGGAGCTAATGTCTAAGCGAAGAAAATCAAGAAATAATCAGAAAAATTTGAACCAAAGCAAACAGAACATAGCTCTGTGGCTCGGATCGGATGACGACCTCATCTGTTCCGGATACACATCATTGGATCAGAACCCGGACATCATGACAGCCTGCCGGACCATCGCTGAATTGATCGGATCCATGACCATCCACTTGATGGCCAATACCGAAAACGGTGACATCAGGATTAAAAACGAACTGTCCCGGGCCATCGATATTGACCCCATCGGCACCATGACGAGATCCCACTGGATGGAATCCATAGTGATGAACCTCCTGTTATATGGTGAAGGCAACTCAATTGTCTGGCCTCACACATGGGATGGAAGACTCAGATCACTTGAGCCGATAGCAGCCACGAGGGTGTCACTTCTTTCGTCAACCGAGAATCCATACCGGTATTACAAGATCCTCATTGATGGACAGGCTCACGATCCGGAGAACATGCTGCATTTTACGCACAACCCGGACAAGTACTACCTATGGAAAGGAAGAGGACTCACGGTCTCATTGAAGGATGTGGCCAATAACCTGAAGCAGGCCGCCAAGACAGAGAAGGGCTTCATGGAGTCCAAGTGGAAGCCCTCACTCGTGGTCAAGGTGGATGCTATGGCCGAGGAATTTTCCGGAAGAGAGGGACGAAGGAAGCTGAGGGAAGACTATCTTGAGACCGGGGAGGAAGGCGCTCCCTGGATCGTACCGGCCCAGCAATTTGATATAAAAGAAGTCCGGCCGCTATCCCTTGCGGATCTGGCCATTTCCGATGTGGTACAGCTGGACAAGAGGACAGTTGCCTCAATCGTGGGCGTGCCTCCTTTTGTGTTGGGTATCGGTGATTTCAATCAAAAAGCCTGGAACTCATTTATCCAGAATAAGATCCGGCCTATATGCCTGAACATAGCCCAGGAAATGACCAAGAAGCTGATTCTGAACCCGAAGTGGTACCTAAAGTTCAACACCCTCTCGCTGATGTCCTGGGACATCCAGACAATAGCGACGGTCTTCGGGAACCTCTCAGACAGAGGATTCATCACCGGAAATGAGGTCAGAGACCAGATCGGCATGAGCCCGAAGGACGGACTGGACGAACTGAGAGTACTTGAAAACTATATTCCATATGAAATGAGTGGAATGCAAAAGAAACTGGTACAGGAGGAATAAAAATGGCAGACAGAACCATACGACAGATGCGAAGCATAGCATCAGAATTCACCACGAGGGAAGACGGCGAAGAGCTCACGATAGAAGGGTACTTCGCCGTATTTAATAGCAACTATGACATCGCGCCTGGCATGAGCGAGTCAGTGGCACCGGGAGCATTCTCGGAGACGCTGGCCGGAGACGTCCGGGCGCTGGTCAATCACGACACCACCTTGGTGCTCGGAAGGACCACGGCTCACACTCTGGAGCTGCGTGAAGACGCACACGGCCTGTGGGGAAAGATCGCCATCAATCCGAAAGACGGCGATGCCATGAACCTATATGAACGTGTGAAGCGCGGCGACGTGAATCAGTGCTCCTTCGGGTTTGACATTCTGGATGAAGAGTCAGCCATTTCCGACAATGGCGACATTCACTGGACTATCAAGAAGGTGGAGCTGTATGAGGTGTCATGCTGCACCTTCCCGGCTTACGAGTCAACCAATATCTCCGCCAGATCCGCCGAGCGCGACAGACTTGTGGAGCGCACTGCGGCAGCGTGGAAAGAAAGAATGAAAGCGAGGTTAAAAAATGGCACTGAAAGCACTGATGATCAGAAAGAAGCTTGACGAAAAGAAAAAGGCGCTTGAGGCTCTGAGGTCGAAGGATGCCGAGTTTGAAAAGCGTGAGGCAGACCTTGAGACTGCAATAGATGAAGCCTCAACAGATGAGGAAAGATCAGCGGTCGAAGAGGAAATTGAGAAGTTCGAAGGCGAGAAAACCGCACACGACGAGGAAAAAACAAGCCTTGAGAGTGAGGTCAGAGGTCTCGAAGACGAGCTGAAGGAATTTGAGGAAGCCGAGGAGCGGGCAGCAGAGACTGTCGTCGGTAATAAAACAGTAGTTGGGAACAAGGTTCCCGAGCATAGGGAGGATGCAAACATGAGCGTAATAAGGAGAGACGCAAAGACGATCAGAAACACCAGGGACAAGTTCGAAGCAATGACCGAGGTACAGAGGGCTGCGATCTTCGAAAGAGACGATGTAAAGGGATGGATTGACGAAATCCGCGCACACATAAAGGAGAAGAGGGAGCTGACAAACGTCGGCTTGACCATCCCCGAAGTTTTCCTTGGCTACCTCAGGGAGAACGTGATCCAGTATTCAAAGCTTTATAGCAGAGTAAACGTTCAGCCTCTGGCAGGCACAGGACGCGAGGTCGTTATGGGATCTGTTCCCGAGGCAGTTTGGACAGAGTGCTGCGCTGCACTTAACGAAATGAGCCTCAACTTTAACGACGTAGAGATCGACTGCTTCAAGGTTGGCGGATTCTTCAAGGTTTGCAATGCAGTTCTCGAGGATAGCAACATCGGTCTTGCAGCTCTGATACTTGATGCGATCGGACAGGCTATCGGTCTTGCAATCGACAAGGCTATCATTTACGGACGCAACACTTCAAGCAACCAGAAGATGCCTCTCGGTATCGTTTCAAGGCTTGCACAGACAAGCGAGCCCGCCGGATATCCCGCAACGGCCCGCCCCTGGGTTGACCTTCATACAATCAACATCGAGACAATACCGGCCGGTACTACGGGCGTTAATCTGTTCAAGGCTATCGTGCTTGCAGCCGGAAAGGCAAAGGGCAAGTATGCAAGGGGCGATAAGACATGGATCATGAACGAGACTACCTATACAACCCTCAAGGCTGAGGCTATGAGCGTTAATGCTGCAGGCGCAATTGTTTCCGGTATTGAAGGAACGATGCCCGTGGTTGGTGGTGATGTAATCGTCCTCGATTTCATACCCGACAACGTAATCATTGGCGGGTACCTCGAGCTGTATCTCCTGGGAGAGCGTGGAGGATCAAAGTTTGCTCAGTCTGAGCATGCTTTCTTCATCCAGGATCAGACAGTATTCAAGGGAACTGCAAGATATGACGGAGCGCCCGTCATTGCAGAGGCTTTCGTAGCTATCGGTATCAACGGGACAACTCCTACGGCCGCAATGGACTTTGCGCCGGATAACGCCAACACAGTTCAGAACGTTCTGCTCAACTATAGCGCTGCAACCGTAGCAAAGGATGCAACACTTCAGCTGATCGCTACCACTCTTCCTGTTGAGGGAGCTGTGACCTGGACATCATCTGATGACACAAAGGCAACCGTGAGCGATAACGGTCTTGTAACCGGTATCGCTACATCTGGAAGCGCAGTCATCACGGCAACCAGCGGAAATGCAAACGCAACCGTGACTATCACATGTAGCGCAGGCGTATAAGAGGAAGGAGGGTCTATGTACGAAGTAGTTGAATACTTCGAAGACCTTCAGGACGGCGGGCATCCTTACAATGTTGGGGATGCCTACCCCCGCGAGGGGCTTGAGGTCAACGAAGAAAGAATAAACGCTCTTTTGACCGGAAAGAACGCGCGCAATACCGTGTTTATTTCTGAAAAGGCCGAAGAGGATTCAAAGGCCGAAGAGGATTCAAAGGCTGAAGAGGATTCAAAGGCTGAAGAGCCCACGAAGTCAGCGCCGAAAAAGGTGGAAAAGAATGGACAAAACAGTGGTATTAAGTCTGCTAAAAGCAGATCTGGAAATACGAAATAGTGTCAATGATGAATACCTCGATAAACTGATCGATGTTGCAGTGGATCGCATCCGGGCCGAGGGTATCACCCTGGGTGAGAGCGTGGATGATCTTCAGCTTGTCTCTATGTATGCAGCTTACTTGTATAGGCGGCGGACGGGGAACAATGAGGGTTATTCGACAACGGCTCTGAATCCGCAGGGAATGCCGTACATGTTGCGCTTGGCGCTTAACAATCGTATTTTTGCTGAGGCCATGCGATGAAAGATGCGGGAATTGTGACAATTTGTCAGCTCAAGAACATCGCCCTTGATGGAGATATGCCGCGTGATGTGCTCGTTCCACTTAAAGATGAAGACGAAAACGTTCTGACATGGCAATTTGAGGAGCGTGTGATCGGATATCGGCGACAGTACGAAGCAAAAGGCGTGGAAGAGCGTGTGGATATGCTGATAAGGATCTGGCGGTGTCCTGTCCGTATTGGCATGTATGCGGTTTTGACCGATTACGAAGGCCAGGAAAACCCCGAAGGCGATCAGTACCGTATTGACAACGTGACGAACAGCGTTGATGACAACGGGCTGAAGATCACGGATCTGACACTTTACAGAATGGATGATTTGTATGAAGTCCTTACAAGCGAACCTTAAAAACTTGAGAGATACGCTCAAAACAGTATCTGTACCGGAGAAGGTCTTTCACTATATGAAAACGGAGAAAATCAAAGCTCCGTGGATCGTGTGGCAGGAAGATTCAGAGGCTTCGGATTTTCCGGCAAATAACCGCAAAGAGGAGCAACAGGTACACGGGACCATTGACTGTTACACCAAGCAGGAATATGACCCCTTGCTGGATGAGATTCAAGAGGCTCTTAACGGTGCAGAGATCGGATGGAGGCTTTTGTCTGTTCAATATGAGGACACAACAAATCTGATTCATTACGAATGGGAGTTCTACATCGCATGAGATTACAAGTCGGAAAAGGTCTTGACCAGTACTTACAGCAGCTTGGCAACCTTGAGACGGTCGCTCCTCAGTCAATGGGAAAAGCGATCTACGAGGGCGCAAACATTGTGGCAGATGCCATAAAGCGAAATATCCAGGCAATGAATGTAGACGATACTCCATATCCTGAAAAGGTCGTGGGAATTA